ATAAGAAACGAAACTGTTAAAGAACGAAAGGATTATTTAAAAAGGAATTTACCAGGCTATTGTTTTGCGGGTGTATTCTCAAACCGTTCAGAACGAGGATTTGAAAAGCATTCAGGTGCGGCAATACTTGACTTTGATAAAATACCCAAAGAACAATACACGCCTTTGTTTTTAGAATTGTGTAAACTTCCGTTTATACTTGCAGCTTGGCGTTCACCTTCTGGAAATGGAATTAAAGCACTTATAAAAATACCAGCATCAACGCCTGCGGAGCATTCGCTTAGGTTAAAAACATTTTCCCTATATTTTGAATCTAAATATTTAGACCTTGATGCAGATGTTTGTCGCTTTTGTTTTAGTTCTTATGATCCGACACCTTACATTAATGAATTAGCCGAAGAATTTACTTTAATGTTTTCCGAACAAGACCTTAACAAAAAAGCGGAATACAATAATGAAATAGTAAACGCAATTGGCGATGAGGCTAAAATAATTAACATAATAACTAACTTTAAGCGTTCAACAACATTTATTGAAGGGCAGCGTAATAAGCATACATTTATGTTGGCTTCGCATTTTTGCGAATATGGTGTAACAAAAAACGCTTGTATTGATTACTTTAAAAATAACATTTGGACTACAGATTTTATAGAAGAAGGCACAAAAGCAATTAATTCAGCATACCGTACACGAAAGGCAAATAGTAAACAATTAGAAGATAGAGAAAAAGAGCAAACGCAAGATGATATACCTTACCCATTTGACATATTTCCAACTAAAATAAGAGAGTCAATATTTGACGTAAGCCGCGAACTTTCACTTAACCCTATATTTTTAGCAACGGCAGGACTTTGGACTGCATCTTCATTGGCAGGGAATGCTTATGTTTCAGAATTTGGCTCAAGTGCAAAGAATATTTTATTCTGCCTTATGATCGCACCTGTATCGGTTGGTAAAACACCAGCATTTAAGTCCATGTGTGAGCAACCATTGAGCGATACTTTGCAACGCGAGGATCAAGAATATAAAAATAAGTTAGCTGAATGGAACGATGAAAGAATGGCGGCTTTATCTTCCAAAAGTCAATTCACTAAAGCCAAGCCAAGAAGATTTCATCCGTTTGCAGTTGATGGAACTACTGAAGGTTATATTGCCCTTTGCCAAGATCAGCCAAACGGAATGGGGGTTTATCATGATGAAGCTGAATCAATATTAAACGCTGGGGCGCACAAGTCTAACAACGATTCAATCTCATTCTTTACTCAAGCATTTAGTGGCGGAAGATATACTCAAATTCGTGCCGATAGGGATAAAGAGCGTGTAGTTCAAAATTTAAACATTAACCTTTTAATGGGAACGCAGCCAAGTAGATTAACTAACATATTTACGATGGATAAGATTGAAAGCGGCTTTGCTTCACGTTTCCTTATGGTTCAATCCGATTATATACAATTAAACGTAAACGCAGATCCATTTACCCAGCAAAGGCAAATGTGCGCCGAATGGTCTAACCTTGTTTTGGCTTTATACGATATTAACAAAACCTATAGTAATGATGATGTAAACCCTATAAAAATACAAATAACCGATTCGGCAAAGGAATTGTACCGAAAATACTTTCAAGGCTCTTTAATGGCAGCTAATGACCGTATAAACAACCGCATCGAAGATTATATTAAAGGTGCAGAAGCTAAGATGTCGGCGTACTTTCCAAGATTAACGCAAATTATAGCGATTATTAACAATCCGATAAACCCAATAATAGACGAAAATACTATTGAGTTAGGGTGGCAGCTTTACCGTTATCATGCACAATCAACGGTTAATATATTAAAAAACTTGCATAAAACAGTAGAAACTGGGCTTCCTTTAGAGTTAGATAATTTATATAATAGCTTACCTTTTGAGTTTACTTATGCCGATGCGGAGCAGGTTTGTAAGAAAATAAACCTACCCGATAAGAAATTCAGAACCGCCTTAAGGCGAAAAGATTTCAAGATATTGTTTACTAAAACAGATCATGGGAAATACAAGAAGGTGCATTAAGCACCTTTTTTTATGTCAATAGTTACCAATAGTTACCATATATGTACACGCGAAACCTTTGCTACCATTGAATAGTTACCATAATTGGTAACTTTACTATGATATAAAATTTAATATATCTCTTATTGTAATTATACTAATATACCCACTACGCGAAAATTGGTAATTATGGTAACTATCCGCACTGGCATTGAGTTTCAGCCGTACATTTATAGTAATTATGGTAATTATGGTAAAATTTACCATCCGTTTTAAAAATATATACTAATTTTGCCCTATGAACAGAAATATTGCAGAAATAAAAACAAACCCAAAGAATCCGAGAGTTATAAAGGATGAAAAGTTTGCTAAGTTGGTTCAATCCTTAAAAGACTTTCCCGAAATGCTCGAAAAGCGCCCTTTGGTATGCTTTACAGATACAGATGGCAAACTTGTTGTATTGGGCGGCAACATGAGGCTAAAAGCGGCAAAAGAAATAGGGTTAAAGGAATTGCCAGTAATTATTGCTGACGATTGGACAGAGGAGCAAAAGGCGCAGTTCTTAATTAAAGATAATGTAGGCTTTGGCGAATGGAATTGGGATGAATTGCAAAGCGATTGGGATGTAGAACAGTTGGCAGATTGGGGATTGGATATACCGCAGCAGTTTGAAGTTAAAGCGGAAGCAGAAGAAGATGACTTTGATGTACCCGAAGGCGGAATTGAAACGGACATAGTTTTAGGCGATTTGTTTGAAATAGGGGAACACCGATTGTTGTGTGGGGATAGTACGGATAGTGATGCGGTTGCAAGGTTGATGGGTGGGCAAAAGGCTGATATGGTATTTACTGACCCGCCTTATGGAGTTAGTGCAAGTGGTGGCAGGTCACAAACAGTTGAAAGAGATAATATTAAAAAGATTGAAAATGATAATTTAAGGGGTAATGAATTAAAGCAATTTATTAGTGATGCTTTATCAATTATGCCAATTAAAGAATCAGGAAGTTTTTATGTATGCTATGACCAAAAAACACAAGTTGAATTTATAAGTGCAATAAAAGAAAACAATTGGAATTTCAAAAGAACTTTAATATGGAATAAAAATGTTTTTGGATTAAGTGGCAAAAAAGGATATAGACCAAAATATGAATTAATAGCTTTCGGTTGCATTGGTGAAGATTATAAATGGTTTGGGGATAATGCACAAGCAGATGTAATTGATGTTGCAAGACCAAGAGAAAGAGAAGGAAACCACCCAACACCAAAACCAATTGAATTAATAGAAGTTGCATTAAAGAATAGTAGTGAAGTTGGCAATTTAATTACAGACTCTTTTTTAGGCTCAGGAAGTACTATGGTTGCATCCCACCAACTTAACCGCAAGTGTTACGGAATGGAACTTGACCCCAAATACTGCCAAGTAATTATTGACCGAATGAGAAAGTTAGACCCAAGTATAACAATTAAAAAGAACGGAAATGCCATTTAAAAAAGGACAAACGCCGCCAGGAGCGATACCATTTGTGAAGGGGCAAAGCGGGAATCCAAAAGGCAGATCAAAAGATATACCCGAATTAAAGCAATTGTTAGCAGAAGTATTAGCCGAAGATAAAGACGGAATAAATGCAGCCAAAGCAATACTAATGGCATTGAGAGCAAAGGCAACAAAGGGCGATGTTCGCGCTGCTGAATTGCTTTTGGATAGAGCATACGGAAAAGCAACACAAAATTTAAATCATAGCGGTTCGTTAGTTCCTATTCAAATAAACTACATACAACAAGAAGGTAATGAGCCTATCAAGTAAAACGACGCCAGTTTATGATGCTAATTACAATGCATATATTGAAGGCTATCCGATTATTTGCAATGAGGGCGGTAGCCGTTCAAGCAAATCCTATTCGGTTATGCAATTGCTTATTCAAATAGCAGTAAATGAGCCAATGAAGCGCATTAGTTGCGTATCGCATAGCTTACCGCATATAAAGCGCGGTGTTTATAGAGATTTTAAGTTAATTATGAATGAGTTGCAGCTTTGGGATGACAACCAATTTAGCTATTCCGATTTTATTTATACATTCAAAAACGGTAGTTATATTGAACTTTTTGGTTTAGAAGATGAAGGCAAAGCGCGTGGACCTGGAAGGGATATTTTATTCATAAACGAAGCAAACCTATTAAGCAAACCATTATTTGACCAATTAGCAATGAGGACTACAGGACAAATATTTCTTGATTGGAATCCCGCCGATTTTGTAAGTTGGGTTTATGGCGTTGCCGATAATCCTAAAAACAAACGGATTCATTCCACTTACTTAAACAACAAAGCCAATTTAACGGATAGCCAAATTAACGCAATAGAGGCGTTTAAAGACCTACCCGATGACTTTATGTGGAAAGTATACGGATTAGGGCAAAGAGGCGCTGCAAAGGAGCTTATTTACACAAAATGGGGCATATCGGAACTGCCAAACAAAGGCGAAGTATTTTACGGCTTAGACTTTGGATATAATCACCCCGCCGCTTTGGTAAAAGTAGAATATCATGAAGGCGCTCACTACGTTCAAGAATTGATATACCAATCCAATTTAACATTGACCGAACTTATACGCAAAATGCAAACGCTTGACATAGGTAGGGGAATGATATTTGCCGATGCAGCCGAACCCAAAAGCATTGAAGAAATATATCGCAGCGGGTTTAACATACACGCCGCCAATAAGGATGTTTGGGCGGGGATTGTTAAGGTTAAAAGTTTTCCTTTATATTTGACCGATAGCAGTACTAACTTAAAGCGTGAAATACAATCCTACAAATGGAAAAAAGATAAAGAGGATAATATTATCGAAGAACCTGTAAAGGCTAACGATGACGGAATGGATGCAACACGCTATGCGATATACAACTATCATGATAAACCTAAATTTATTTTTAAACCTAGATCCGAATGGTAATACTTTATAAACTAACAACACGCAACCGCCCCGCAAAGATGCTACTTGCTTATGATAGCGTTGTAGCTAATTCGGCAACGGATGAATATAAATTTGTTGTATCGTTAGATTATGACGAT